TTCTATGTAAACATCTTCAGCGACTTGTTCTTCTACGGTGTCGCCTACGCTTACATAACCCGACGCTACGCACCGCAGGGTGCTGGCGGTCAGGGTTTCCCCGCAGCGTTTACATGGCTCCCCGCGTCAAACATGTCGAGCACTCAGCAGACTGGCTATCCGCAGTTTTACGGCCCATCGGAAGAACTTGAGTTCAACGGCCAACCGATAGATGTAAACAACGTCATTCAGTTTATTAGCCCGATTGAGGGCATCTTGAAGATTGGCGCTCGCGCTATCAACACCAGCATTTACCTTGACCAAGCAGCGGACCGTTACGCACAGCTGGAAACAGTGCCGGGCTACCTGCAACAGATTGACGGCGAAGACCTGAGTGGTGAGGACCTTGGGTCTCTCGCTTCGGCTTGGGCTAACGCCCGTAAACAAAACGCCATCGGCGCACTGTCGCGCCAAGTGGAGTTTCGTGAATACAAGCAGAACCCGCAAGAGGTCATTTCTGATCAGCGCAAGTATCAGGCGCTCGAGATGGCTCGCCTGTGCAACATCCCCGCGTACCTTGTTTCGGCCCCGACTGAGGGTGCGTCGATGACATACCAGAACGCAGAGCAGGCTCGTCAGGACCTGTATCTCTTCGGTGCTCGCATCTACCTTGACTGCATCGAGCAAACCTTGTCGGGTGACAACGTGTTGCCACGCGGTCGTTATGTCGAGTTCAACATGGAGGACTACGCAGGCGTAGCCGAAGACTCCCGTGATCGTTCAATGGAGGACGCTAATGATTGAGTTTGTTTCTGTGCCCATCACGCTTGACGCTGCCGCAGGTGAGGAAAGCCCCCGAACCATTACGGGTGTGGCGGTTCCTTGGGACACGCCTGCGACAGTGTCGAGCGGTGAATCGGTGCTTTTCCGTAAGGGTGCTTTTGACGTCAACGCCAAGGCACCTAAGTTGCTCGAAGGTCACGACATGACGCAGCTGCGTGGTGTTGTCACCGAGATTGTCGAAGCCGATGAGGGCCTGTTGTTTACAGCCAAGTTTGCTAAGACCCGCGCCGCCGATGAAGCCATTGAGTTGGTCAAGGCTGGCGCGTATGACTCTGTCTCGGTCGGTGCAGTACCGGTCAAGTTCAAGTATGACAAGAACGGCACCATGGTCGTATCGAAGGCCAACCTTGTCGAAATCAGTCTTGTGGCACAGCCCGCTTTTGCGGACGCTGTGATCACTGAAATCGCTGCGTCTCAACCTGAAGAGGAAGACGCTGTCGAACCCAACCCAAATGACATTCCTGAGGAGGAAACCATGTCACAAGAAACCCCAGCGGTTGAGGCTTCGGCTGAAATCGTTCCAACAGCCCCCATCGTTTTCGCAGCTGCGAAGCGTGAAGTAAAGATGCCAACCGCAGTTGAATACATCGCTGCAGCAGTCGCAGGTGGCGACCAGTGGCGTGCAATGTCCGAAGCAATTCGCGCAGGTGCACCAGACATCGTCACAACCGACACACCCGGTGTTCTTCCAACACCAATCGTGTCGCCTGTTTACAACAACTTCATCGGCCGTCGCCCAGTTGTGGACGCAGTTGGTGTACGCGCAATGCCCGCAGGTGGCAAGGTGTTCATCCGTCCAGAGGTGACCACACACACCAGCATCGGCGCAAGCATTGGTGAGCAGTCACCAACCGCAGGCACTTTGGTCGTTTTCAACAACCAAGTGACCAAGCAAATCTTTGGTGGCTATGTAAACATCTCGGAAGCTGACATCGACTGGACCGACCCAGCAATCTTGAGCGTTGTGCTTGACGACATGGGCCGCATCTACGCAAATGCAACCGACAACTATGCAGCAGACCAGTTGGCTTCAGGTGCAACCACCACCAGCAACTTCACTGCAGCATCCGTTGACGATCCTTCGTACTGGGCAGAATGGGTTGCAAACGCAGCCGAAACCATTCTTTCCGCATCGAACGGCAACCTGCCAACACACATGTTTATGAACCCATCAATGTGGGCCGAACTCTTGAAGTTGTCAGACACCGCAGACCGTCCGTTGTTCCCACAGGTGGGCCCAATGAACGCGTTCGGTAGTCTTGCTCCCGGTCAAGTAAACGGCAACGCTTTCGGCCTTCAGGTCGTTGTTGACCGCAACTTCAACGCTGCAACAACAATCATCGGTGACGCTTCAGGCTACGAACTGTTTGAGCAGCAGAAGGGTGCAATCAGCATTGACTCACCATCCACGCTGTCGCGCACAATCGCGTTCCGTGGCTACTTTGCCGCGCTCATGATTGACTCCAGCAAGTTCGTCAAGGCAAACTTCGTCTGATCCACGGGTAGTTCGGGAGAGGGTCTGAGATGGCAGTAAGCACTATCACGCATGTGCGACGCGTAGACAACTACGCGGCTGTCCAGACCCTTACCGACGCCGAAGTTCAGCCGGGCGACTCCGTCACGATCGGCGCTGTAGCACTCACTGGGTTCAACGCCACAGCCACAGTTATCTCGACCGAACCGTTTTACCTAGACGGCGTGGACGACGAGGGGTATCTGGTCTTTGACTATGACATCCCACGCCAAAACCAAGTCATCTATGTAAACAACGGAGCCGACGTTGCATACGAGGCCGAGTCTGGCACTTTGACGTATACGCAGTCGGTGTCGTGGATTGTCGCAGCCGATGTCACTTCATGGCTCGGCATTGACGTTGCCACCGCTAACGACACAGCCTTCGTGGGTGTTTGTGTAAACGCCTCCAACGCTTGGTGTTATCGCAAGCGCCGCGAGGCTGGCTACATCGACTCGATGACTACGGTGCCTAGCGCCGACGTCAAACTCGGGACCATTATGTATGCCGCAACGCTTTACCGCGAGCGCGGATCAGTGGACTCGTTTGCGTCTTTTGACTCAATGGCTATCGGTGCTTCACCGTCTGCCACATTGGGCCGCATCATGCAGCTGCTTGGCTGTGGCAGAGCGCAGGTTGCGTAATGGCAGCATCAGGCATCCTTGTGGACGCTGTAAATGCAGTCAAAACTGCGCTCACGGCGCTCGGCTTGAAACCTGTCACCGACCCGCGTAACGCCCGCCCGCTGTCTGTCTTTATTGAACTTCCAACTGTCTCGTCGTTTACATACAACGTGGGAGACATCACACTTCGTTGCCGCGTCTTGGCCCCACCCCCGGGCAACCAAGACGCTGGCGATTACCTAATGACAATCGCTGACCAAATAATGAACTCGGCGATTGCCGTCACTGACTTGTCGCCCGGTGTGGTGTCAGTCGGTGGGCAAGAACTACCAACCTACGACCTCACAGTTCGTGTGGCCGTCAAACGCCAATAGGAGACACCAATGGCAACAACAACTTTCCTTAGCAACGCAACTGTAAACATTACGCAGGGCGCAACCTCATACGACGTGTCTGATCAGTGCACCGCCCTGACCTTGACCATCGGGCAAGACGAACTCGAAGTGACAGCCTTTGGCGACACTGGCCACAAGTTTGTCGGCGGCCTTCAATCCGTTGAAGTCTCAATGACCTTGTTCCTGTCTTACGGCACAGGCGAAATCGAGCCATTGCTTGCAGCTGCAGTCGGACAGGGAAACACCACTTTGGTGATTAGCCCATCTGGCACCACCGAGTCGGCATCTAATCCCGAATACACGATCCTGAATTGCATGCTTGCTAACGCACCTGTGATCAATTCAACTGTGGGCGAATTAGCCACCGTAGACCTCACATGGGTTGGTGGCACTTGGGCGCGCGACAACACCTGATTTATCACATAGGGAGAAACACATGAAAATCAAAATGCAAATTGTTGAATCAAGCGGCGACACGTATCAGGTTGAAACCAATCTGTTTACAGTCGTAGCACTCGAGCGCAAGTTCAAGGTGAAAGCGTCCGAGCTGGCTCAAGGTATTGCCATGGAACACCTAGCGTTCCTTGCGTACGAATCGTGTAAACAACATTCCATCACTGTGCCGTTGTCATTTGACGATTACATCAAGAAGCTGGATCGCATCGAGATTGTTGACGAGGAACCCGCAAACCCTTCCGTAAAGGCTCCTACTCACGACGACTAGCAGAAGTGCTTGTTGTTACCGGGTGGTGGCCTCCTAATTTAGACTTTGACACACGTGACCTCGCCACTGTGGTAGATGTGTTGAACGAACAAGCGAAAGAAGCCAAACGTGGTCGCAAACATTAGAACGCAAATAGTCGGTGCTAATGACGCCATTCGAGCGCTCAACAAAATTGAGCCGGGTTTGCGTAAACAATTCGCAGCTGAAGCAACAGAGATTGCACAGCCCGCCATTACTGAGGCTCAGCGCCGCTACCAGAATCTTGGAGTGCCACTTTCAGGAATGGCACGTAATTGGCAAACCAACGGCCGTAAAGTCTTTCCGTACAACCCAGTGAAAGCGGCGCGTAACGTCAAAATCCGTCTAGACAGCGATCGCCGCCGTACAGCTGTAATTCTGTTGGAACAGCGAGACGCAGGTACCGCAATCTTTGAGACGGCAGGACGAGCAACCGTAAACAGTCTCGGTGACGCCCTTGGGCCTCTCCGCCCGAATCGCACCCGTATTCTTGGCCCGTCGTTGTTTAGCCGTCAAAGCCAAGTCCAAAACGCTATGGAAAAAGCAGTTCTGAGGGTCATTGACCGTGTAAACAAAGAGGTGAAGTAATGGCCGTAAGTATCCCCATCATTGCCGAGTTCACCGGCGCTAATGCGTTTTCCAAAGTCAAAAAAGAGTTCAGCCAGTTAGAAGGTGCATCCAAGAAGGCTGGCTTTGTTATGAAGAAAGCCTTGGTGCCAGCCACCGCTGCCCTTGGTGCTGTCGCTGCGGGCCTGTTTGACGCCACGAAGGGTGCCATTGAGGACGCCGCTGCACAGGACGTGCTTGCAAATAATCTGCGCAAAACCACCAAAGCAACAGATGCCCAGATTGCAGCCGTGGAGGACTACATTACTTTGCAAGGGCAATTGCTTGGCGTGACCGATTCGGAGCTTCGTCCTGCGTTCGCCAAGTTGGCTCGAGCTACTGGCGATGTGTCAAAAGCCCAAGCGTTGTTGAATCAAGCGCTTGACATCAGCGCAGCCACAGGCAAGCCGCTGCAGACCGTCGTTCAGAGCTTGGAGCGCGCTTATGGAGGCAACCTTGCCGCGCTTAGCCGATTGGCTCCCGAATACCGTGAAATGATCAAGGACGGCGCAACCTTTGAGCAAGTCATGGCAAAACTTGCCAAAACTACTAAGGGCGCAGCAAGTCAGGCAGCGAACACCGCAGCAGGACAATTTGCCCGGTTGAAAGTGTCGCTGGACGAAACAAAAGAATCTATTGGTGCAGCCTTGTTGCCGATTGTTGAAAAGGCTTTGCCAGCATTGCAAAAGTTTGCCGCTTGGGCTTCGGAAAACCCCGACGCCTTCCTTGCGGTGGCGGCTGCCATCGCCGCTATTGCTGTAGCGATTACGGCTGTAAACATTGCTATGGCGCTCAACCCCATTGCGCTGATTGCAGCTGGCATAGCCGCGCTAGTTGTCGGCCTTGTTGTCGCATACAAGCGGTTTGAGGGTTTTAGAAAGATCGTCGACGCAGTCTTTGGCGGGATCAAATACTGGATCCAAAACGTTGTTATTCCGCAGTTCAACATCATGCTCGCAGTGGTCAAAACCATCTTCAACGGAATCGCCCGGTTGTGGAATAACACTTTTGGCAAATTGTCGTTCAAGGCTCCGTCGTGGGTTCCCTTCGGCTTGGGTGGTAAAGGCTTCGACGTGCCTGACATCCCGTTGCTGGCGCAGGGCGGCATTATTAGCAGCCCAACTTTGGCGATGGTCGGCGAGGGTGGGGAACCTGAGGCAGTTATCCCATTGTCGAAACTTGCTCAAATGGGTTACGGCGGTAGCGGTGTAAACATCACCGTGCAAACGGGTGTCGGTGACCCGGTTGCGATTGGTCGTGAAGTAGCCAAAGTGATGGACGCATACAGCCGTCGTAGTGGTACACGCTGATGCCATACCCCGTCGCTGTTGTTGAAGTTGCGTTTACGGACGGCCCTTATGTGGTGTCGCCAACATGGACTGACGTGACTTCGTATGTGCGCGGGATGGAGATTTCTCGAGGCGTCCCAGACGACTGGACGCTGCAAGCGGACGGTTCCGCCACGGTGGTGTTGTCTAACCGTGACCGACGCTTTGACCCGTTCAACACGACAGGCCCGTACTACGGCAACCTGCTCCCGCGTCGTCAAATCCGTATACGCGCCACCCACTTGGGTACTACCTACGACGTGTTTCGTGGCTTTATCGCTGGGTGGCCACCCGAGTGGACTGACGCAGGCAAAGACTCGACGGTAACCCTTCGATGCTTTGACGCGTTGCAGCTGCTTGGCTCGTCGTCTATGCCAGCCGACTGGGCACGCCCGTACATTCTTGGCTTTTCACCACGGCATTACTTTGAGTTAGACGACCCGATTACTTGGTACCGCTCAGCCGACCTAACGCTCGTCGATAGCGGCTCTGCCCCGTCAAAGTTGCTCGTACCATCTGGCACCGCTTTCCCCGGTTCCCGCATAGCCACAGGTTTGCCGTCGCAGTCTCTTGGCTCGGACTTCTCGCAAGGCGCAGCCACTAGCGGACTTGTAAACGTGGCACCAAGCACGACCAGTTCGTTTACGGCTATGTATTGGTGTCGAGGCACTTCGGCTGACACGCTGGCGTCGCAGTTCGGCGGCAACATGTTCGGCGGTTCGCTTGAGATGTATTTAGACACCAACGTCAACGGCACTGATTATGGCAAGTTCTTTGTGACCTTCAATAACACAATCAGGACCTACAAATGGGAAACCACAGCCCGGTATGAACCTTCTGAGCCTCACCACTTTGCGTTTACATACAACAACGGCACAGGGGCAGGCAAGATTTACATCGACGGCATTGACGTCACCAGCGCAAGATCCGACAACGCAGGGGTCGCCGTCTTGGCGTATGAGACCTTTTCTTTGGGCCGTGGCGAGTTCCAACAGTTAGCGCTCATTCCGTCAATACTCACGCAGACACAAGTTCAAGAAGCCGTCCGACTTAGTGACGCCCAATACCCCGAAACAACTTCGGCGCGTGTCACCCGCATCATCGGCAACACCCAGTTTTCAACGTCGCTGGTGTCCACCCCGGCAAGCCCCGCATCCGACGTGCTGGCGCTCACACCCGACGCACCCACAGCATCGTCAGAACTGACCAAGGTTTCGGACTCGGAGTTTGCACCGATGTTTGTAAACAAGGCGGGCACCCTGACGCTTTACAGCCAGTCGCAAATCCGCACCCAGACTAAGTCAATTGTTCCGCAGGCCGAATACGGCAACGGCGTCGGCTTTATGGGCAACGCCATCGGCACCGAAGTGCAGCTGCAATACGACGGCGACTCCATGCGTAACGTGGCAAATGTCGAGATGAGTGGCGGCGGTGTTTACATTCAAGAGAACACGACTAGCAGTACTACTTACGGCGAGGCTGAGCAGTTTATTGCGACGCAGGTGCAGACCATTGAGGACGCCGATCAGGTGGCTGACATTATTGTGGGCTGGGGTGGGCA